CGAACTGGTTGTTAAAGCAGTTGCTAGATCATCATAACAAGTAATCACGATTGATGGATCGGCTGAATGATCGTGTGCTGGATTAGATTTTACTCTAAGCATTTGACCTTCACCATTTACATCATTAACCCACAGATAACCACCTGCGTATTGATTAAGTGTAATATCAGTACCGCCTGTTTCTACAGAAATTGCAGTTTCACCTGCGGCTACTGCTGCGGTTGCTGTCATATTGGCGTGATCTGAAACAATTGCTGCGTGTTGTACTAACTTACCCGCAGTTACTGCTGTACCACCATTTTGCATATAGCGATAAACATTATTGCCATAAATTAAAGTAGAACCTAGTTGAAACAACTCTGTTGAACTTTCTGCATAAGGATCAACAGTGTTTGATTGACTGCCACCTTTACCAACTATTAAGTCGGCAGGTCCATATCCTGTTGCCTGTGTATATTTAATGTGCTCACCCGCATCAGTAAAGATATTACCATCAGAGTTGATAACCAACCCATCAGTAATAGCTCCTGTGCTTGTAGCTACATCAATGGTTTTGAAACCATTTTCGGACCGAACTGGTCCAGTAAATGTTGAATTTGCCATAATTAAGTCTCCTTAATAACTCTATCGTCTTTGGCTTAGTCTGCTAGGTCAGTCGATAGATTAATTTACCCTAGTGTGTTTCATTCTATCTCATCTATTTCAAAAAGAAAAGGGAACCGAAGTTCCCTTTTCAATATTCACCTAAATGAACTATGCTCCTGGTGAGCCAAAAATGCCTCTCCAGTCACTCCAACCAAAGCTGTATCGTTCTCTAGCTTTGTATCTTACATTTCCAGTTTCGAAGTCACCTTCCATGTTTGTAGATACGGCTGTTCTAACGAAATGTTTAAGTCCGTTAGGAACGTCAGTTTTGATAAAGAAAGCGTCGGTATCTGTCAGATAATGATTAACGACATAGCCTTCTGAGATCATTCCCATATTTCTAATTGCGTTAATATCATTGTCAGATGTTCCTACACGACCTGGAGTTTCCATAAGTCTATCCGCTACGAATTGCAAGGCAGGTGGAATTATTAATTTCCGTGCCTGTGCATTGACCTTTAAGTTTCTTTCATCTTTGAAGTCAGCAATATCAATTAAAGCTTGTTCAAGTGAAGTTTCATTAAGGTCAGCAGCAGTAGATAACTCATTTTTCAAGTCAACATTTGCAACAGTAGGATGGTCTGTAGCACAAAGCTCTTTTCCATCACCGCCAACATAAGATGAACTAAAAGCATTGTTAAGAACGTTAGCCGCTTTAACTTGCTTTGTTTGTTGCATCGAACGTGCTAGTGCTCTTGTGTAACGAGAAGAAAGAGTATCGTAGAGGTTATCTTCGATTGCTTCTTCTGTTAACGCGAACGCTAGTGCGATTGTTTCATGAGTGTAACGAGATGTCCAGGATTCTTGAGCTGTGTCATAAATGACTGCGGCTCCCTCTCCTTTAGTCGGTGCTTCACCAAATCCACTTAACATTACTTCTTCCTCAAAAGCTCTTTCGGAACTTTCGGTGTCGAAGATGTCTTCGTGTTCATTATTATATTTCTCATACTCTAATCCAAAGAGAGCATGGAGTCCAGGAACTAGTTCTTTGACTAGTTGTGCTCTGTTAATCGCCATTGTTTTTCTCCTTTAGATTAAACAGCAAAAGTGTTAGTAGGAAATGTAAAGAGTCCTCTCGCATAAGCCCCTATTGAGTTGCTTGGTTGCGAGGCGAAGCCTACACATAACGCTACACCACTTGATGTTGTTGCGGTTGCCCCTTCCTTAGATCTGCCATTAGTGGTACTACCAGCAGTCGTTGAAAGAGTATATTTAGAGCCGATGAAACTTACTGCTGGGGTTCCAGCTGTAAATTGAGCCTCATAAACGATACCAGGATCGTTATAAACGAGGGCTTCTGCGTCGTCGCTCCCTAGAGTCGCTGTGTCGGCAGTCCAAACTTTAGAAAAAGTTGGAGTTCCGTCAGTCGCGGTATAGTATACCCCGTAAAACACACCTACAGGAGTACCAGTCGCCGTGCCTTGAATGACATAACCGCTAGATAAATTAACCACATCACCCGAAAAGATTGATGCGTTAGTTGCACTTGCGATTCTCATTTTAGCAGGACGAATAACACCACCGTACATATGGTATGCGGGAGTAAAACCATCAGGTTTATCTGTATTAGCCATGATTATCTCCTTTGCTTATATACATTGTTATTATTAATCGTTCTTATTAGTAGGTTTACTACCAAAAGCAACCTTAGAAGACCGTTGGATATCACTATCCTTAATCGGCATTCTTGGGTCACTTTCTCGCATATAGTTTTGATCGACTCCTTGCATAGCTTCTTTTGCTTGACCTTGAAAGTAAGCATTTCGCTCTGCAGCGGTTTCAACTGGAACTTTAGCGAGAATTAATCCTCCAACACCTATAACTCCTTTGTTACTGCCACTGTCAACAGTAGGGGCTTCGAAGTTAGGATAATCTTCTGCTCTCACAGGCTCATATCCTTCTCTAATACGTTTTGACATATTAGATTTATCATCTTGTCCTCTTGTGGCTTCACGTATCCACCTGAATTGGTATCCAGGAGGAGGAGTTGGTGCGTCTAACATAGACGGGGGTGTCCAAGGGGTTCTGCGAGTTTGAGAGGCTCGTGACTCTGCAGACCGTGAGTTGCGGTCTGAAGTAACTTCTGTGTTTTTAAATTCATCAGTCATGTTATACTCCTTCGATATGCTTAGCATATTCTTCTAATGGCACATTTAGTCGTTTAGCTATTGCTACTTGACTTGGTGTCAATTTTATTTTGCGTGACGTTTTTCGTCCACTAGCACCTCTGCTAGAGGCAGCAACCTGTTGCACGGGGGCAGATTGCTCTTCTGAAAATTTATGGGGGAAATTATTTCGCATTTCTTCGTCTACTCGGTCGTAATACTCGTTAGATGTGGGATCTACTCCACCGTCTACTAACTCTTTATGTATTCCGAAAGCTGCAAAAGTCATTGCTTGATCATCTCCAAACCATTCATTATTTTTAGCCCATTTCTCAGCTTTTGGATCAGGACCCGCAGCTTGAGGTTGTAAGGTAGGCTGATACGGTTCAACAGGAACTTCTTGAGCTTGTCTTTGTTGTCTGACTTGCTGTTGAGCGGATAACCTTCTAAGGTTTTCTGCTTCAGCACTTGCTCTGGAAAGTTTTTCTGTTGCGTTTACAACAGCGTCTGAATCTCCCGAATCTTGCGCCTCTCTTAAAATTATTTTGGCTTTATCAATTTCTGATTGTACCCTATTGTCGTACTCTTTGAAAAGGGAAGAATCGGAATTCTTTAACTTTTCTTTTAATTGGGTATTATTTTGACCAAGATTATTAGCATAATTAACAACTTCATCTCGTTGTCTTTCCGCTTCTCTCATTCGGTAAGTAAGCTTATCAATACGTTTTTGTACTGAAGCACTTACCTCATCGAGTTCATCTTTTTTCTTTTCTACAGTTTTTGCAACAACTTCTTCTTTAATTGAGTCGTCTACATCTGCTGCGTGAATATCAACTTCCCCTTCGGGAAGTTCTAATTCTATATCTACTTGTTCTTCTGCTTGTGGCATGGTTTCCTCCATGTGGTTGTTATTATGATAAAATTGCTTCGGGATCATCTATAGTAGCTAGAATCTCATCGTCATTTAAAAGACGCATATCGCCGCCTTCTATTTGGAAACGAGCTCCAGCATATCTACCAAAAATCACCCAATCACCTTCGTTGCACCAAGCGCCTTCTGGGAATTTATTCAAATCACCATAAGCGTCTGGACCCATCGCTACAACATAACCAACAACAGTTGCAAGTCGTTCTTTATCAAGTGTTGCTTTTGCTATGTGGATTCCTCCTTTTGTAACTTCAGGTAGGGTAAAAGGTAATATTAAAATGCGATACCCCGTTGGACGTGGTAACGATTTTGCATGAGAGTCTAAATTATCGGGAGTGATTGTTTCTTTCGGTGGAGGTATATTACCCTCCGAATCACTTCCAAAATTCATTACTCTATCGGGAACAGTCTTACTAGTCATGTGCATCCTCCATATTAGAATGTAGGGTTTGAATTTCCTGTTCAACGAAACTCAAACCTGCGATTTCACCCACTACTCTCTGATATTGATTAAAATCTTCAATACTTCCAGCAGCAAGCGTTTGCGAGAGAGCATCTTTTCTCTCTCGAATTTTACGGAGCAAATGCTCCGTTACCATGATATAGTCCATTAATTACTTAATAGAACGATACCAAAGAAGTCCTTTAGTCTGTCCATAAGCGGCTTTTACTTTTGCCTCTTCTGGAGTATCTAAACACGCACCCGCTTCAACAGACTGTGTTTTAGTGTTATCTTCTATAGAAGACTCACTAGGGGCAGCCCTGTTTTTAACCTTAGATGGTGAAGGATACTTTTTCATATTATCGTAATACTCACGCATTATTTTTCTCCGTTTTGATTTCTAGTCTCTCGAACTACTTTAACGAGTTCAGTATAATTCTTTTCTGCATCAACTTTTGACTTTTGTTCCAGTTCTTGCAGTTCAATAGCTGATTTTGTGTCTTGTACTTTTAAGTCCGCCTCTATTTTTTCGCGCTTAATTTGAGCATCTAACTCAGCTTTAGTCAGAGTAACTTCGGCATCTCGCATATCATCTTGTGCTTTTTGTGCTAACTGTTCTTTTTCTAGTTGTAATTGAGCTTCAAACATTTCACGTTGTGGATCACGTTGTGCCATCTCTTGAGCTTTTGCGAGAGCTTGTGCTTGTCCTGTCACTTGTTGTGTCGCTTGTGTTGCCATCATTGCTATTTGATTCATTACTTCAGGCGGCATAGGCTGATCTATTGGTGGCAACGGTTGTCCCATTGCTTGTTCTATTTGTATTCTATACAACATTGCCTGATGTTCCTGAATGTTTGCTCCTATTGCTTGTAATGCTTTAGGATTTTGTTGTACCATCGGATTTTGTAAAAAAGATGAATGAGACGCAATATACGCTTCATGGTTTTGAAAATCAAAAGCTTTTATAGGATTTCCTGTTAAAACAGCTTGTTGTTCACTAATTGGATCTCTAGGCGGTACTTCTTCCTCAGGAGGTAATAATGCATCAATATCTTTAATATTTAACGCTATATACATTTTTCTATAAGATTCTCTTAAATCATGTAATTCAGGAGCCGCTTGCGCCATTTGTAGCTGTGTTTGCGCTAAAGTAATTCTTTGAGTCATACTAAAGATATTTGGGTCACTAACAGGAATCACATCTACAGAACTGTCGAAATCTTGCTTAAATACGTTTTGTGAAGCCCCTTGTACTTGATAAGGGTAGTCTGGCGGTAAAAATTCACCAAATACTCTTTTTAGAATTTTAAATTCAGTTCTTTGAGCATAATGCAGTCTTTTGTGAATAGCAGACATTACTTTTTGCCCTTTTTCCAATAAGGCG